TATGCGAGAGAACTTGCGTCATAGATTTTGAGGTGAGGCATGACACCAGTAGATTTATCGTCTGCTGAACGAATACCAAAGCCAATACCAACGCCACCGCCGAGCATAGAAAGCCAATTAGTTTCAGAAAGGTTATCAACTAGTCCCTCCGCAGTATCTTCAATATAATTAAGGAAACATGATATAGGCATGCCACGCTTACTACGACCAAAAGAGAGAATGGGAGTAGAATAACTGAGCCAATGTTTACTGCTGTATTCGTATAGTCTTTGTGCATGTTCTTGGTTACTTCCAAATGATTTTGATACAAATGCAAATCTGTGTTGTGGTGATACTTCATCTTCTTTCATGTATGATTCTTGTAATCTTTTAATTCCTAGTTCGTCAAAAAGTTTATCTCGCTCTAAATCTATTTTGATGCCCAAGTATTCAGTCATTCTTTTTTCGCTTTCTTTTTATTATATTTACAACTATTTTTAAATCTTTTTCCAGTTTACAAACTCTGCTTTTGCTCTCAGATTAACGAATGTATGTTTACTTATAATGTCTTGGATTTCGTCAGGTGAGAACCCATCAAGCACCATATCATTAATGTCTTTAGATTCAATCATTTCTGGCCAGATGACTACATTATAATGATTTTCTATAGCATTGTCAATCTTCATAACTATTTCTTTGTTGCGAGGTTCATTATCAAACACCAAAACTACTTTGGATTTATCATATATGGAAGTAATCGATTCTAGATTTGAATCAGCAGTCGCCACGGCATTGTTTAAGAATAGGCTGTCAATAGGACCTTCGACTACATATATCATCTCCTCCTCGTTGATCCTATCTATTCCAAAGACCTTCTTGTTATCATCATGGAGCTTTAATGTGATGTACCTGAGTTTCGATTCACCCAACGAGCGACCTTGCACAGCCACGAGCTCTTTCTCTGCATTATAGAACGGGATGACAAGTCGTTTGTCGTCTTTATAAAGACCCTCTTTCTCAATCCCAAGACTTTGTATGAAGGCTGCAAAATCTTCCGCAAAGTATAGTTGCGAGTAAAAGGCCTCCGGAATCCTTCTTTGCTGAACATAGCTTTTAGCAAAATGCGCCTCTGGTAACGAGTCAATTGAAGGAAGTTCCAAGGCTTTCTTGAAGGTTGGTTTCTCGACTTTATACTCCTCAAAATCTGGCTTGGGGTAGTTGTTGTTTCCAGTTTCTCCATTTTTATATCTTTCGAGTTGATATTCTTGAACTAAATTAGGATCAACTTGTTTCAAGAAATTATAAAAAGTTGTGGATACACCACAATTATGGCACATATAGAAATAATCATTCTTCTTGCGAAAAACATATCCACGACTTTTTGTTTTATTTTTTTGTGAATCGCCACAGAGAGGGCAACGAAAATTATAGAGGTCGTCCTTTTTCTTGGAGAACCTCTGTAATTTTGGTGAAACTTGTAACAGGAAATTCCTGTCAATAAAGACGCTCATGATATAAATGCCACTTAATGTTAATGATTAATGTATTACTTTTAGTAGTGTATCAAATCCTATTCTAGAAATCAACCATGTAATCACAATAATACCACCGGCAAGTGTCCACTTCCATTGATTAATTCTATCAAATTGGGACTTAGAAACGGCACTATGTTCATTCAAAGCTTTTTTCAGTCCTTGGAATTCTTCCATAATTCGTTTTTCTGTTTCGATTAGTTTATCCAAAACCATATCGACTCTATCATGGACTTCTGCAACATCGGAATCTTTTTCTTTTCTTTGATCGTCCATCGTTTCATATACCTTATTAATATGTTGGTCGTGAACATCCACAAGTTTTTCTATGACTTTATCCATTTTCTCACATAATTGAGATAAAGTAAATACTTGTGTCTTTAAAACACCAACATCCACTTTTAGGTCTGTATATTCTTGTTCTGGTGTGGACATTTATTATTTCTTTGTTGGTTCTGGTACTTTAGTACCTTCTAGTTTTTTATGTACCTTGATGGTTTTGCAGGTTTCTTTACCTTGTGCATTTTTAACACAAACTTTTTCGGTTTCGGCTGCATAAGCAACTTGGTAACTAACAATAGAGCAAATAACAAAATTTAGTGCAATTAAAAACTTTTTCATTTTTATTCCTTTTTGGCAAATTTTTCAGATGCAGTAAAACCTAGGCCTGCAATTACAATATACATCATTGAATCGAATAGTGATTGAGTTACAGTTAACGGTGTAAATAGGTCTACACAAAAAGCCATACCACAAAGCAAGAAAGCAAGAAAAGTTATAACTCTTTTGCTGCTGATAGAATTATTAGTTCCGTCCGATAACATACTAGTTAACCACATATTATAACTCAGGCTGTGGTGGTTGAATAGGCATTGGTTTGCCTGTTGAACTCATTACAACACCTGGCGTAAATGGTGCAGGCGGTGGTGCAAAACTCATAGAGTTGCCACCCAATGGTACAGAACCAAATGATGGTGCAGAACCAAAACTTGGCGTGCTGGGTGTTGTTGGTGCAGGTGATACTGTTGTTGGTCTTGTTGCAGCTTGTAACGCCATCTTCTGAGCATCTTTATCACCACCAGCCAACATAATGCCGGACAATGTACCAGTCAAGAATGTAGCAATTGGAATAATCAACTCAAAGAATTTCTGGTCGATTGGTGAAATGGCATTGAGTGGTTGTGTTACAAAAATCAATGAGTATAATACAACGAATACAATACCAAACAAAGTAAGTGCTAAACAGATACCAATAAAAAACTTCAGTCGAGCCATTAACTGCTCTTCGGTATACATGAAGTTATCTTCTGGTTTCTTTTCTTCTTTATTAAAAATATTCAAGTTCATTTACAATTTGCTCCAGTTATTGGCTTTATTGGTGTATTTTGTGCAAGAGATTTATCTCCTCCTGGCCCCAACCTCGGGTCATTTTGACCTTTAAAGATATGTTGAGGACAAGTTCTTGTTACATCACAGTATGGCAACTTGCACATATCTTTATCCCAATTTGCTGGGTCTTGGCAAGGATAACGAAAACTTTCTTCACTAAAATATGCCAACGACAAAGGAAGTAATAATAAAATAATTAGAAACTTAGCTAATTTTTTATCGTTCATACTAAACTCCTAATACATGGAGTGCGTGTTCATAATGTTTAATTCTATCTTCAAGTCCAATGGTACCACCATTGATACGCTTGGTTAATGTTAAGATGTCGCCTTTGTCAGCCCATTGGTTTAGGTTGTTTGTTTCCCAGAACCAACAAGCAGATTGAGCTGCACCTTCAAATGTTTGTAGATATTCAGATGCTTCATCTGGTGTAATACCAATAGAAGCGGCAAACCATGTGTAGTTGTCTTTACCTGTTAACTGTATTAGACCACGACCACAGTAACGGAAACCATCACCAGACGCTTCATCGCCATTACCCATACGATTAGCGTAGACCTTGTTAGCAATCGCTTCCTGTTTGTTTGGAAGACTAGCGTATTGATTGGCAAGTTCATCTGTAGGGAAATACTTTGGGAATATCTTACGGAGTGTAGGTGCTCTGTAGTTTAAGTTTTCCTTGAGTGCGGTAAACTCACCAGATTCGTGAGCACATTGAGCTATAAAAGCCGCAATACGTTGAGGTGTATTAATCTCATAATCTGGCAACAATTGAGAAAGAGCCCCATACCAGTTATCAAGGTATGGGTTCTTTGGTAATAATTGCTTTAATTGTTCTTTAGTTAGTTCCATTGAATTACTTTTTGGAAATCATGCTTAGAACTTTTGCTTGAATTGCTTTTGCCCAAAATGGCTGTGGAAAATTCCAACCAATAAAAGCACCAACTGCTGCCCAAAATAGAATATCTGTCATTTAAATCTCCTTAAACTGGTAATGAAGCGGCTAAATCTAAAGCATTTATCAAAACTAATTGATAGTATTGATCCTGTTCCAACTGTGCAGCTTCACTTTGAATGTGGTCTGCAATATTTAAATCTTCAATTAACTCTTTAAAATCTTTGGCCGATAATTGACCTGTTTCATACTGTTGTTTGTATGAACTTGCTAAATTTGCTAATTCTTGAAATTGTGTCATTTTTGCTTGCTTCCTGTAACTTGTTGGATTCTTTCTGCTGAAATACCAATTATATTTAGTTTTGCTTTACAATAGGCCGATGGAACTGGTGGCTCTCTATCATATAGTTCGGTTACAATTTTAAGTAAACCTTCATTCATCTTAATATTTGAAGAATTGTTACCTTTTACATATTGACTAAAGTTATTCAATTCTACAGTTGTCAGATATAAGTTCTTAACTGTTGTTTCGTCACACACTTTGGATGTTTGAGCAATTGTTCTTATCTTATTAACCAAAGCATATTCATTTGTGTCATAACTCGATAAGTTGTAGATATCCCACAAAGCACATCCCGATAGTTGTAGTGCAAATAACGCAATAAGAATTCTCTTCATTTTACACCTTCATATATTGTTTTCTGCATCTTATACCACTCTATCCAACTATTATACTTTTCTTTTAATGTATAATAACTACTATAGTTGTCGTTGGCGTTTTCTAACAAATCGGTTAAAGTTTTCTTATCTTCTGGTAAAGGCTTTAAATCACTTACTGGTTCCATTAGATTTGCTGGTACTTCCGGCCATGGCATTTTGACTGCTACGGTTGTAGAGCATCCAGGCAGTATCAGAAAGCTTACACTCAGCATTAATACTAGAGCGATTTGATTCAATTGCTTGTTTATTTTCATCGGATTTCTTTTTAATAAATTCAACATTTTCATTCAACTTTTTTTCTAATTTAAGATTTTCTTTTTTTGATTGTTCTTCAGCAATCTTTACTTTTGCTTCCATATCAGCAATTTTGGCACGATATGACATTTCGGTTGTTAATCCACCTTCTAAGAAAATACCAATAACAAGTAATACAGTAGAAACGGTTTTAATTAAAAATCCATACTGACTAATAAATGGAATCTTACTTAAAAATATTCCAGTTATTAAACCAGAAAAACCCAATCCAAAAATAATATGAACAAAGTATTCAACAAACCAATTAGGAACAAATGACAAAAGAAACCACATAATTATGGTTTTCTTCTAAATGACATCAATAAAGGTTTCTTCTTTGGTGTGACACCTGGTTCACCATCTTTACCTACACCAATGCCTGCAACTGCACCACCACCTACACCATTGGCGACACCATCTTCTTTGACAGGTACACAATTAGGAACCATACGATTTCCTTTTTTCTTCATACCCCTTTGTTCATAACGATCCCAACAGGCTTCAGATTTAAGTTTAGAATATTCTTTATCCAAATCTAAACGGCGTTGTTGAACGGATTTCTGATCAACATCTTTATTTTTAGATAAATCTTGTAAAACTTTAGATTTGGCCGCATAATCTTTGTTTGGATCTACAGGATTTAATTTGGTTTCTTTAATATATTGTTTAAATGATTTCATTAACAGTTCCACTTTCTCAAAGCTAATGCTTTACGAGTTGGTTCACCATTTGGTTTCTTCATGGCGCCTTGCATACCACCCATGCGAGCACAGAATGATTTTCTTCTATTAGCTGCTTTTGAACCTGGTTTTAATTTTGATGGAGGAGTTGTTACTGCCATTGATAGTTTAGAACCAGGATTCTCTCTACGATAAGAAGCAATACCTTTACGGTTTAATCCACCTTTTGGGTCTTTACCAGCTTTTCTTTGCCAAGCAGCAGATTCATACAATTCTTCATCTGATACTTGTTCAAGTTCTTCCCAAATAGATTCGGGATCAACACCATATTTTAATGCAGATTCTTCAACCATTTCTTCAATAATATCAAATATTTCTTCGGGACTATATTCTTCAGGCACACAATTTGGTACAGTTTTACCATTTTTCTTTTTAGTACCAACTGCGGTATAACCTTTCCAACAGGCACTCTTTAAGTCGCCAGTAGGTTCTTTAACTTTTTCTTCTATGTGTTGTTTAAATGTTTTCATATCTGTCGTAATATCTCTGCGATATTCAAGTCTACTGGTATTTCAGCAGACTGAATTATTTTACCGTTAACACCTTTAATATTATCTGGCATAATACCAAGATATATTAAAAAGGTTTTCAATATATCATAATCTCTTTCATCTATTCTATAAAATAATATTCTTGCCGTAGCTTCTGGACCAAAAACATTATTCAATAGAATAATATGATTTAATATTAATCTTTCTTTAAGAGTTTTAGTAATCTTATATCTACGAAATAATCTCTTTAAATATTTCGTTCTTTTAATATCACTTTCAAATTCAGACATAATACAATTAGGTGCACCATAGCACTTCATTGCATATATCATAAAATTTTCATCATTCAAATCATCAAACATATTGTATATTATTCTTGTGGTGGTTGCGTTTCGCCTTTAGGATCTAAATGTTCTGTGTCATCAGATACTAACTCATCTAAACCATCACTATCAGTAATTTCGGCATAACATTCATAATGACCATCGTCTGTTCTACCATAACTGAAATAGAAATAATACTCATCGTCTTGTGGGTTCATATCGATACTACCATCAGGACGTTCACCAACTACGCTGCCAAATTGTGTGATGGCTACAACTTCTTCACCATCTTCTAAATCTTTAAAAATTACTCTAGGTAATGCAATACTATACAAAGCCAATAATTTTGATGCTCTTACCCATCCAATATAAGGATTTAAAAAGTGTGGTTCAAGTCCACGATATAAATTATCGTTTATTTCATTACGAGTTTCTTCTTTGGAGCAATCAATCTGTTCTTTAGAAATTTTGATGGACGGAACTTCCATTCCGTCCTCACACTCTTTAAGGTATTGATTAAACCTCATTATGGATTAGCTGTATTAGCAATCGTTGTGGTATCACCGTCACCAATTACGGTACTAAGTGTAACCAAAGTTTCGTATTGTGTTCGACCTGCACGGCCACCTTGGCCAGTAGTCTTTAGTACCCAACCTGTGTGTGAAGCAGCTTTATTTTGATTATTTGCAATTTCACTAGCATCAATAGCAAAGAGACCAGTAGTTTCACGGGAAGTGTAAACATTGGCAGTTGTATTTGCATAAAGTAAAGCTACGTTAGCTGCTGTTGGTGCAGCTCGGTTTGGATTTCCTGCTGCTACTGTTGAGTTTACAGCCCAATATGGTGCATTGGCTGAGTTATCGTTATTTCCCCATGAGGACATCTTCTTCTCCTTATTATTGAAGGTTGTTGTTTATTTATCTAATTTTGCCGTCTTGTTTTGGACCTGAGTCTGGTTGACCCGGACGTTTCTTCATAGCCGGATCAATTTCAACATCATCTCTTTCTTGACCAGTTAGTGTTTTACCACCACTCATTACGGCCAAAGCATCTGGTTTATTTTCACCTACATTGTCATCTTTATTTGTCAACGCAATCTTAGGTTTCTTACCGTAAGTCTGGATTGATTTATCTTCTTTTTCCCAATCGTTCATGTCCTCTTTCATATTCTTATTCTTATATAATGCTTTAATCATACGAGCAGATTTGGACATTTGACGTTTGTTTTCTGTTGTTTCATCCGGACAGTTAGCGCCATCGGATGGAGATTGTGTTGCAGCTTGCGGATCTTGAAATACGGCTTCAGTTACTTTCTTTTTAAGTGTAACGAATTTCTTATTTGTTTCTTCTTTATTCAAATGTTTTTCTAAACGGTCAATAGCAGCTGAGGTATGAGTTTTACCTTGTAACTGAGCATTTTGACGGTCTTTTTCAATATCATCGTGAGTCTTTTCTCTTTGAGCAGCTGCAGCTCGAAATCTTTGTAATGTTGTTTTAGTTTCTTCTGTATTCAACAAAGCACGATGTTCTTTATCAATTGGAATATGATGTTTCTGAATCAATGCACCCAACATTTCTTTACTTCTGGATTTTGTTGCTGTTTTACCAGCAGTAGACACTTTCTTAATTGCTCTATGAACAGCTGTTGTTGCTGTAGGTTCATCAGAATCTATTGCCATCAAATTTTTCAAATGACGTTTAACTGTATCGTGGTCTAATTGAGTGGCTATACTAGAAGTTGGCCGCATACCCATACCAGAAATTTCACATACAATTTCTAATTCTTCTTTAATCTTTTTCATGCCTGCAATAAATTCGTAATCGGCCATTGTTAATGTGCCTTTTTTACGAATAGAAAGAAGTCTTTCGGTAATACGATGTAATTCCATATCTTCTTTAACATCTTCACGAGCCAATTCTAAGATACGAATGAATAAAGGAATGTCAAAAGACAATACATCTTCTTTATCTGTTTCTTCGGTAAATTGAACTTCTTCTGTTTTGTGGTCTCTTAACCATTTAGTAAATTCACCAGATTTTGAGTAACTTACTTTTTGATCTCTAGTAACAAACTTGGGATCAACACCTCTGGATGATAAGAATCTATCTAACCATTTATCTTCATTAATTTCAACAGATTCAAATGTGTGTTCTTGTTTCCATTTTAAAAAAGCACTAGACTTTGCATGAGATATTTTTGTGTCTTTAGAAACAAAACCAGGATTAATTCCTCTTGATGAAAGAAATTTATCCAACATATTATCTTCAGCAAGGCCTGCTTTGGCAGACCAAGGATCTAATGGATTAACACCAAAAGTTCCTTTTGCTGGTTCTGGATTTCTCTTAATGATATCTTTTAATCTTTTAGACATTTTGTTTCCTATTATTTGTCAAGCTTAGTTCTGTCTTTTACTTTTTTAAATGCTTGTCTAGCCAAATCTTTTGCACGGCTCATTGGCGAATGAATTGCACCAGATTTATCTTTAACATTTTTTGGAATTTCTTTCCAACCAGATGTGCCAGCAATAGTGGCTTCATTCTGTTTGCCATAGTATGCACCAAGAGCCATTTTCTTGCGTTCTGCTTTGGACTTACCAGCAAACTTAGGATTATCTGAATGAACAAAGTCATGAATCCAATCACCAGCAGTTGCATCTTTACCTAGAACTTCGTTAATCATCTCATCCAGTTGTTCTTCGGTCAATTCAACTTCTTCGTTTGTTTCTTTTTTACCTGTCAAGAAACGACCAAGATTTTTTAAATCGGATTTAACTGAACCCGGTTTATCTTTGAGATAGCTTTTATCAGCAACATCAGTATTTTTTGCTGGAGATTTTTCATTAGCTTCAGGCAATACAATATCTTTTTTCTCTTTCATGGCTTTCCATTTTTCAGCCAATCGAGTATTAAAAGATTCTTTCATTTTCTTTTGACCTTTAAGAATCTTGAAGTCTTGAGCATCAATTTTATTATTGTGATTCTTATCAATTTTGTGCTGGTCACCTTTTAATTCTTCACCCATCGATTTCTTATCAGACAAAGCTTTTTTCATGGTTTCTTTTTTGTTACCATCTTTGTCCATATCCAAGAAATCTGGCTTAGCTGCCTCTTTCATTTCTTTGTCTTTTGGACCTTTAACTTTGTCCAATTCGTGTTTGGTTTGGTCTTGTTTGGCTTTAGCGGAGTTACCATAACTGCGTCCATAAACTCTCATACCAGTTGATGTTGGTTCTTTAATTGGTGATGCTTCATCCAATTTGGTGACTTCGTTAACAGCATCAATCATTGATTGAGATACTTTATTTTTAGCAAACATCTTATTTCTCCGTGTTTTTAAATTTTAATTTCTTTTTAATAACTGTTGATGATGAACCATATCTATCGTTTAATGTTTCCATTGGTTCTTTATTACTTGCTCCACCGAGAACACCACCAACACCCATATCGGTGCCGCCTGGATCATCGATAGCTTCTATAAATTTTTTGAAGTTCTTAAATTCTTTTTGCTCTTTGTAAGCAACATCGCCCATTCCTGACATAGGGTATACTGTTCCCTGTTGGCGAGTATCAAATTCTGGACTCAGACCGGCGGGTTTCATAGCACCACTAGCACTATTAACCCACCTTTTTTTATTTATTTGGTCTTTGTCTTTCTGGAAGGCTGGCTTTTTGGTCGCTGGTTGGACTTTGACCTTGGGGCCTGTTTCTTCGTAGGTGCGGAAGGTGTATCCTGAGTTGCTTTGGGTGTCTCCGTCTTTAACGGTGTCGATTCTACCTTGCTTTCGTTGGAGCTGGCAACCTGGACAGTTGTTGTCGGCAAGGAATCGGTGGCCTTTACATCCTCCGGTTTTGCTTTGAATAAATTTAGTAGAGCTTTTAACATTTGTTTGTTCCTTATATAATGAATTAATATTTAATCTGCCATTTCGATTCAACCAATCTAAGGCGGTTTCGGTGAGGTTTCTAGACGCCAAGAACTCGTTAGATTTCTGGTAGATGTCGTGAATGTCCTCTTCCTTACTATCTATATCTCCTGTGTTGTCAAAAGATATAAATTTGTTGAAGGTCTCATCGAAATATTTAGTATTCTTCTGTGATTTTAACCACTTGTCTTGTCTTACTGACTCCACCATCATCCTTGACAATAAAGAGTTTCTCTCTTTACTGGCTTCGTTTGTGGTGTTGACGAATACCATCATAGTTTCGTAACCTAATTCTTCAAGTTCTTCTTTAATATAAGAAATTCTATCTGTATCATCAGCTGGTCCATTAACAATCAATGGACCACGATTCCTAATGGCTTCTCTACGGAAATCATTCGTTTTCTCTGATAATTTTTGTTTGTCTGCTAAGTAATCTTTGGCTTGAACAAAATTTAATTCAACAATCTTTGATTCTGAAATGGCTTCACGAATAACAATATCTTTACCAGAACCAGGACCACCACTTACAAAGATGGCCTTAAACATGCCACGGTCAACATTCTCATGTAAACCCATACCCTTACGAGTATCGTGCATTAATTCTTTTGCATGCTCATCAGACACATGAGAAGGAACACCTTTTTTAAATGATTTGATATCTTTATTTTTTGCATGTTCTCTCATCTTGGTACCAGACATACCTTCGGTACTATCTTCAGAATCGGGATCACGATGACCAGCTGAATGAACTTGAATCTTTTTGAAATTATACAATGCACCTTTATGTGTACCATTGTATTGATTTAATTTCTTTTTATATTCAGCAACACGGTCAGAGCCTGCAACCATATGCAGATGTGTTACACCTTTTTTATGCAACTCAGCTGCGTGATGTAAAAATGTTGGATGTTCTTTAGATGATGCAACAAAATGTGTACCCGAAGAATATCTCTTTAGATGTTTTATTTTTTGTGATGCACTTAATGGATTCTTTTTGGAATCTTGAGAGTGTGAAGTTACAACAGAATGCTCAGCGTTATGCTTCTTAGCAATCTCTTTTACTTTATCAATTACCTTTAGATGACCGGTAGTTGGAGGATTCATACGGCCAAAAGCCATTACATGGTGTTTACCTGATGATTCTTCTTCTTGAAGAACTTCTAGAAATGATTTCATTTAATCTTTATGGCCTAATGTTTTTTTAAATTTGTGCAAATCTTCATCTTTATCCAAATCAACATGGCTCTTGTTTAAACCCTTGACACCATCTGGATGAAAAGCAACTGTTCTTGCACTTTTATTACCTTTTTGTTTTTCTCTAATACGCCACTTACCTTTACCTGATATAGATGGAAGTCCGTGACCTGTTTCATCTTTATCGCCTACTTTGTATGTACCGTGGCCACCAACTTGTAAAACATGAACATGATGGTCCTTTAGGTATCCTTCGGCTGGATGTAAGTTGGGATGTTTGATTTCAACTGTCTTAGCACGACCAGAACTTGTTTCTGTTTCCTTTTCTGGATCAGGATGATTCTTGTTCATATGTTTAAGAATACCTGATTTTTCTATATGTTTAGCATATTCAGGCCTTTTTGCTTTCTGTGCATCCTTAATGTGCCAACCTTTTTCTTTTGTGTGATGTATGGTCAGCTGACCCATAGCAGCTGTAGTACCATTCTTCGTTTCACCATTGAGTAGATGACCCGAAACGGTACCAGCATGAAATTTGCCTTTTTTCTTATTCTCAACCGCAAAGTCTGTGCCACTAGTAGAACCAGCACCAGAAAGATGGTGAGGCATGATTCCATGATGTTTTAATCTATCAACGAACTTGGACTCATATTCGTGACCTTTGTTCTTTGGAGCGTCACCTGGTTTGTGTAATTTAGAAATAGGAATGACATGATGGTTACCCGTTTCATCTTCGGCGTGAACATGAATTTTGCCATTGATGTGTTCGACCTTATGTAATTTAACAGAAGAACCTGCAGGAATATCATCATGTTCTTTAGATAATACATGAGTCGGTGTCTTAGAGCCAATGTGTGGATCAATATATTTTTTTTGATGTTCTTCACCAGTTTTACCTGATGCCGTTAAAGTACCACGGCCTTGTTGTTCTTCTAAGAAAACACGAAACAATTTCATTTTCTCACCTTTAATAAATTCTGTTTAGCAAATTCAGCACGATTAACTAGTTTAGTTGGTTGTTTGTCATGGTGAACAACGAAACCTTCTGGTTTAGATTTCTTACCAGCAATGTGGTGTTGATATTTACCTTCATGTGTTTCCAATGAATTTACCAAAGAATTCTTAGCTTGGTGTAAATGATGGTGCATTGAAAACAAGTTACCATAATGTTCTTTGTGTTTCTCTACATGAGCAATTTGTGAAGAACCTTCTTTAGTTTTTTCTGATTTACTTTTCTCAGTTTTAACTTTAGATGCTTCTTTATCATGCACCCGTTTTAAATGAGATTTGAAACCATTCACACTAGGAACTTCATCGTGTCTAACTGTATGATTTATGTATGTTGATAGGTGGCCTGTTTCTCCACTATGTTTGTGGTGAATGGCATCATACATTTTGTGGCCATGTGTATCATGAATTTCTTTAGCAGCAGACATATGCTTTTGAAATGTTTTCTCATTTTCAGGAGAATGTTTTACTTTGGAAGTATCGTGTTCTGCACCGTGAATGTGGACATCTGGATGCTCTTTGAATTTGCTTGTATCTACATGAGGAGAAGCAGATTTCATATCATCACTATATTGGTGGTGAACTACAACACCAACTTTGGACTTCTTAATCTTTTTTGCTTCGTCACCGTGAGCAGTATAGGTGATAGTGTTTGGAGTAAAAGATACTTTACCTTCTTTAGCTTCTACAATGTAACCTTCGTTTAATTTTCCACTATCTTGGTGGTGCATTAAATCGCCTTGAAATACTCCATGTTTTGGTGTAACTTTTGGAAGATGCTTTAAAGCGTGCTTGAGGGATTTAACCAAACCAGGGGCATGACCATGATTCTTTTCAATATCTTTTTCGGTATGATTAATTTTTGGATTTTTATTGAAGGCAGATTTAGTTGCAACAAAAAATTTACCATTCTTAGGATGATGACCAAAAACAATTGCTGGAGAACCATCATATTTCATTGTTAGGTTGGTATTTTTGTGGCCATGCATCATGTGAGCATGTGCTTTTAGAAGGGCTTCATGAGCGTGTTCAAAACCCGCATGACCGTGCATTAACGGTCTATCTTCTGCATGATGAATATGTTTAAGTTCTGAACCGGACTCAGTTTCTTCTTTTAAAAAGCTGATAAATGATTTCATTGTTTTCCTTCTAGGCTTGCAACACACTATGGTTGCCGATTTACTTATTTATACAACATTTCACCTATCTAACTCAAACCGTTGAAAGATTGGGTTAGATACATAGTCATCAAAATTGTTGGATTTTACTGCCAGGTGGTACCTTCAAAGTTACCCCAATAGGTTTTGAGTTCACCCTTGCCTTTTAAAACATTAAATGGCAATGTATGTATCAATCCTCTACTGGAATAATAGTATATCAGGTTTTGTGGTGGTTTGTCAAGTGCAGAGGCAAAGACAGCAGAACCAGTTTCCGCACCAATAAAGACTTCCGCAGTCATAATGTGGTATAAATTCTCAATGAAGTCGGTACTGTCTTTCCAACCACTAATATTCAATGGTGTAACATGGCACAAGACCTTTTCATAATCGTTGTATTTCTCATCTTTGTCGATATCTGCAAGGATTGATTGAAACACAGGTTGAGGCCAGTTGCGATAAGTATTGTATGGTGCATCAAACAGAGGAAAAATAACAATTTTTTTAGTTTTAGTTTCTGTATTCTTGATTACACCAACGTCACCCGAGATATCTCTGAAGTCCCAAAGATTGATTTTTCTCCATGCTAAATCTTTTTCTCCTGGTTCTAGTGAGAAATAATCGGTTTTGTCTACTAAAAATTGGAACATCTTTTTACAATAATCAACATTAGATATTGTATTCTCTCTCATATGCAATTTAATCGTTGGATCCTGCTTTCTGAGATGTTCGACCACATTCAATAGTCCAATCATATCTCCGTTTCGAAGAGGTCCACCAAAAGTTCCAGGTACAATATTGATAATCATAGTATATCTTTCAAATCTTTTTCATGTAATAATTTCATCTTTCTATTCTTGTAAAAATGTTTTTCAAAGATTGTATTAATATCTTTTCCATTATCCCAAGAAATATTATCGCCTTTCCTAAACTCAGTATTCCAATCTTCTGCTTTCCAAATAACATAACCATCTTTGTTCAATAAATCTGCTAATACAGAAACACCACTAAGACTTGCAATGAGAGGTTTGGTGCTGTTCTTGATGATGTAGGCATTCATTAGTAAATCATTATCGTAATTAATAAACTCACAATTTTTTAAATAACTTAAAGTATGTGTTGCTCTGCGGTCATCGATGTTGCCTACAGCCCAACGGTCACCAACATAGTATGTGTCTTTTATAGTAATATCATACTCTGGCGTTTTTATTATGAAATCATCATCCACTTGAAATTTCATATGGTGATTGTCTTTCATAAAATTTTCATATCGACAAGTTTCAATTGGACGATTCAAATCACTTTTATCTTCTCTGATTGGCCAACTACTCATTTGAGTTGCACCTGTAAAGAAAAGGTCAGCATCAAAATCAACACTACTAAAAATATCTTGATAAATTAAGAACTCTTTTAGTCCTTTAAACTTTTTCATTTCGTTTCGAATGATGAGGTCAAATTTGCCATACGATTTATTAATACCTGATAAGACGGGTAATCCGTTTAAGAAGTCACCAAGGTTGGCGGTTCCGTTAAGATAGATTTTCATTATAATCCTTAAAAGCAATGAACCAATCCTGGTTAGATACAGGATGTAATTCAAATAATTCGGGTTTAGAAAGATACGACATTAATAATAGTGTTTGATCATCATCGATTAAATTATTTTTAAACAATTCATCAATACTATGATGAACAAGTGCTTCCATTTGAGGCCACATATCTCGTCCTGCAACAATACAAGGACCAGTCATATGAACATCATTATTGGCAATTACATCCTGAATGAATGTTCCTTCTTTCCATTCTTTGATATTAAACAAGTGAATCTTATTCTTGTCAAATGGATACTGCCAGTTTGTTACACCATTTAATGTTTCTTCGGTACGGCAATAACCAAAATCAAGCCAAGCAACTAATTCATCTTCAATCATAGGCAAAGCTCTTTTGACAAAAGAAGATTTTAAAGCATTGACAAGAACATAATCAGCATTCCAGTATTCTGGATTTTTCACTTGAGTAGGATTTATTTTACTTTGATATTCAGCATTAGTCTGAACTTTTATAATTTCTTCACGCAACTTTTTAAAACTATTTGGAAAATCTAATGTTAAGATGTCTGTAGGCCTATCTTCACGGAATTCACGAACTTTATTTGCCATATCTTTAGAAGTATAAACAACCATTTTGTTTTCTAGTTTGGCCATATGACCAAATCTTTCTAGATATGTGTCGGTGGTTCTTTGTAGATAGTGAGGTAGTCCTTTGTCAGGAGTCCAATCACCACGACCAATGTCAAAGAAGGCGGTTACGATTGTAATATCATTCATCTTTTTTTGCAATAATAGTTAAAATGTTTGGAAGATTTGAAACAGGCTTACGAATTTCATCTTCATGGTTGCAAATATGTATTGGCGTAAATCCAGCTTTATGTACTAACTTAATCAAACCGTGAGAATCAAAATGATGAAAGTGTTCATTTTCTTTTCTGTGTTTCCATGTTCTAAACCATTCCGCACCCATAGATTCGTGCATCCAAGGTAATGATATCATAATATACTTTGTTTGTAAAGCACTTAACAGGTCGTGAACGTTAGGATGTGGAATATGTTCAATAGAATCAAAAAAGGTAACAACATCAAATTGCATTTTATATATGTCTAACTTTGATACAAACTCCACACCTTGTGGTAATGGAAAATTAGAAATGTCGTGGCCATAACATTTAGAAACGCTTTGGTGTTTGCAATATTCTAAAAATTTACCATCACCATAACCAAAGTCGCAAATTGAATCGAATGAAGTGTATTTGTCTAACAAATCAAATCTTAATTTAGACATAGCAAGATTCATTTTGGTGTAATACTCCATATATTGAGTATCATACTTCATAATCTCACCAGTTTGTTTTTTTTGAAACCAATGTCCTGGTTCAATCATATAATAATTATCAATCATTTTTTTTCGCCACAATAGTTAGTATGTTAGGTAAATCACTAAAAGGAGTTCTAATTTTATCTTCATCATTACCAACATGAAGAATTTTGCAATCAACATCAGACAATAATTTTATTAAACCATTAGAATCAAAATGATGAAAGTGCTCGTTTTCTCGTCTATGTTTCCAATTCACAAACCATTCTTCACCACAAGATTCATGGTACCATGGAACTGAGATTATAAAATACTTTACTTTTTTGGATTGTAATACAGGAACTAAATCTTCAATATTTAAATGTTCTAATGAATCAAAAAATGTCATTACATCAACTTCAACAGTATCAGGATCGTCTACTTTGGTTACATATGTTGGTAATTCATAATTTGAAATATCATATCCATAAGTTTTTAGTCCTTCAATATGACAATACTTTAAGAAACTACCATTACCATAACCAAAATCACAAATAGATTTGATTGAACCAATGTGTTTTTCAATTAAACTATATCTCAACTGTGACATACTATCTGTTGTTGGATATTGGTCATATCTTGTTTTTGAATATATTTCGCTGTAATCAGGACCATCACCCGTTTTTACAATTTGAAATAGATGACCGGGTGCAACTGATGTGTAATTGTTATACATAATAATTTTTATAGTTGTGAACTATTTCCATTTCAGAAGGTACATTTTTAATATCATAATTTTTATCTGTTGGCCAGATATTGAACAAATATGGATTGTTCGTATACTTTTTACCACATAACAAATAATAATATGTCATATAACAATCCATCCAACCCATCGTAGGATAAATGTTATCCTGTATGTAGTCAGCATTTTCTTTGATGAATTTTGTTACACCAAAGTAGTTGTCAATAAAGGTTTGTACTTTAAATATTGAACCACCGCCTGCACCATAACCTTGGACATCCGGTTCTATATTTGAGTAATCACGAATCATATCTGTAAACTTAGGATGAAATAGATTTGCGTGTGTTGTTGGATGACCAGCAACTTCCCATTCATCTTCGACTGTTACCGGTTTAACCAAAACTACATCATCTTCTACCATCATTAAGTGCGTTGTATCTGTTTTAATACAAGCAATATAAAATCTACTCAACCATTCCAGTATCTTTTCTTTTCTGTAACCAAATGGTTGAACGGGATAACTCAGATTCTTTTGTGAATGATAATATTCAATATTGTATTTCTTACACAAATCATAGTAATCTGGTCCACCATCACAAGCAATCATGAAAAAACTATCGGGATGAAACTCACGAATAGACTTTACGGATAATTCAGTTGCTCTTGGTTGAGTTGATACGCAGTTAAAAAAACCAATTGTTGCCATTACATTATCCTGTCTTTCCATGTTTTTGGTGTTTTATCGGAAATGATTTCTAGCGGATAAGAATAATCAAATTCTCTGGCACCTTTCGTTTTAATATAATCAACGGTTTCTTGAATACCTTTTTCTAGAACAGTTTTTGTTTCATAATCTAACAATTTTCTGGCCTTATCGGCAGAACAAGATGCATGTTTGACTTCTCTTGGTCTATCTTCAATATGAATTGCTTCACCTTCAAATCCAGTTTCTTTAGCCACCAAATTGGATAACTCTTTAACTGTAATTGTTCCTTCATCCGGACCAATATTGATAATTTCAGAAACGATGTTTGGATCTAACGCCATCTTCTCTAAACAGTTAATGCAGTCACCAACATAAGAGAAACATCTGGTTTGTAAACCATCACCATAGATGATTGCGGGTTTACCTCTAAGGTTACGATTAATCATAATACTCATAACATTTCGAAATGGATCGTCAAATCTTTGTCTTGGTCCAATAATATTATGTGGCACAGCAATATTCCACTCCATGCCGTGAGTTTCACATAATACTTTTAAGACTTCTTCACTAGCAACTTTAGCAATGCCATAAGGATCCACGGGTTGAGGTTTCATATCTTCGGTGAAAGGAGTTTGTTGTTCACCATATCTTGCCATTGAGGTGCAATATACAAATCGCTTAACATTGTTTTGAATTGCTGCTGAAATGGTTGCAACAGAGGCTTCAAAAATATTTCTTGTAATGAAACTAGGACTGAATACAGAAAGGCCTTCGTGTGCGGTTGCAGCTGCATGAATTACAACATCACAACCTTCCATAATGTAAGTCATTCTTGGAGTATCACAACAGTCTGCTTCATAGAACTCAACGCCTTTAGGCACATTATCAAGATAACCACCAATTAAGGTATCGTTGCCAACAACCTCATGGCCTAACTCCAACATTCTATCAGCAAGATGACTGCCTAAGAAACCTGCTACACCAGTAATAAAAATTTTCATTTGTATCTCGCTTCAATAATTTTTCTCCATTCGGGAACTCGGTCATATTGATGAACAATACAAAACTTATTTCCTGTAGAAGTGTAAACAACACCATCAATAAAGTCAGGTTTTTCTTCCAACAGATGTGGAGTAAACGATTCAATCTTCGATGGGTCAACAGTAGTACCGGCTTGACAAGCCCAACCATCACGTTGTTTTGCAAACCTAATAACATCTTTGAATGGTTGAGTTTGAATCAACACATTGAATACTGCTTGGTCTACAATAGGTATTGGACGATTAACAGCAGACAAAAAGATATTTAAACATAAGTCTTTCATATATTCAGAATCACCACCTAGTGTTCCAACATTATAGATTTCACAATCTCTGAACTGTTGATGAAAATATTCACCATAAGTTTGTAATAGGTTCTCATCACCCCACGGTTCATTTTTATACTGTAACGCTTCAGAACCAGCAACTAGTTTTTTGCCGTTGAGGTTTTCTTTTAACCAATCGACAGGATTAGTTTGAAAGATAATGTCTTTAACATCCGTTGTAATAACATAATCATATTTCTCATAGTTATCTTTTAGTATGTTATAGATGTGAAAAAATCTTTCCACATGAATTGGCAGACCAGATTTATGAACAAATTGTTTATTCTCAACATCTTCTTGGCCAACAACCACAACCTTAAAGTCGTGGTTGACTAAATGTTGTACTGTTTCCATTGTTGAGTTAAAGACAATCATTACTTTGTCACCAACAAAACCAGATTCGTTAATTGATTTGACCCAAGGTGCTACCTTGTCAAAATCATAATTTGTAATTGCACCAATTATTAGGCTTTTTTCCGCCATGGGTATTCTCCATTATATTTTTCAAACATTATTTTATTACCATTTTCAAAAAACTCTGCCGTAACAGAACCTTGGCCACCATCTACTCGATAATGGACACTATACTCTTTAGTGCAATCAAATTTAGGGAAATGATTTGCAATAGCACCCAAGAAAACTCTATCTTGGCCCCAGCCACCATGCCATGCACTTGCTAAGTGTATCGCAATTTTTGTCTTAATGCAATAACTATTTGTATCAATATGATTAACACCATGATATGTTTGCCATTTACCTAAAGATTCGCAGTCATCATAACAAACAAAGCTACCATCTTTTTTGTGTATCTGTCTTAATGAATAACACCAGTCAAGATTATTTGATTCAATTGTTTTAACACATTCTTCAACATGGTTTTGTTCTAACCAGTTATCTTGGTCGAGATATAACACATATTCGGTGTCAATAAGGTGTGTGAATGCTGCATAGACACGGTGTCCATAGAATCCATTGGCACCGACATTGATTGGAAGATTACATAAACTAATTTTATTATAGTTTTGATGTTTTTCGAATATTCTTACAAAATTCTTTACTGCATATACAAATTCAGGTCCGTCACAAACAATATAACATTTTGTATCATAAGTTTGATTCAATACCGATTCAATAGCAGTGTACAACTCACGGGAACCCGTGGTCGGTATAATCACAGTCGCAGTCATAATTAATCTCTAGTGAGTTTCAAAATTCTTTCTATTTGTTTTTCAATGGCAGGTTTACGATTCGGCCAATATATGTATTCTTTATCTCCGGTCGAATGTAATTTTTTTAAGAAAGGAATAATCATCTTTTCAACTTCTTGCAAACGAACTTTATAATCGTCTGCTGTTTCGGCTGTTTTATTAATAACTGAATTATATTCTGCTTCACTTACTGCTGAAAATCCAAAATCATCATCACCATCATCATATTCACTTAATACTTTATCAAAGTCAACTAATGCCATAATTTTACCTATTGATTTCTTGTTTTATATCATGAAATGCATTATATAATTCGAATAATGCAACCAATGAATTGTAGTTATTGTGAAAGAATTTTACAACCTCATTCTTTTCATATTCTCTGTTACGCCTTGTTGCAGGTTGTTTAGCATCTAAGATTCGCCTATTACTGTCATGAACAGCAATTTCTAAAACTTTTGTTGCTGATCCAGAAACACTCATTAGTTTACCCGATTGTACTACGGAACTAATGTAACCACGATATCTATTATTAATAGACACTTGATTGATAAACTGTGCAGCAACAGCATTTGATTTTTGTTTAGCAAGTCTAACTTGGTAATTGATTGCTGAAATTTTTGTTTCGTCTAGCCTGTGTTTATTATTTGTAAGATAACGAGAAATTATATCAAAAGAATTGTCAACTCCTTTATTACCTTTAAATATTGCGATTTCGATATCGTCTAATGTCATTTTAGTATAACTTTCCAAATGGTCCAAATTGTTCGCCTTTTTTCTGTGCGAGTAATGTAATTTTAGTCATGACAGAATTCATGTCTTTTTTTGTCATTTTAGTTAACTTATATAGAAAGGTTAATTGCATGAGTTTTGTGTTGCCCAATTGAGGTGCAACCATGAATACCTTAGATAGATTCTTTACAAAGTCATCCTCACTTTGAATAACAGTTTCACATTTCTTTTTGACATGGTTAAACATCTTAACATATTCTGATTCTTTCTTTTTAAATTCTTCAGCAGAATGTGGATAATCTTTATGTGAATTACTGAAAGTTACTCCATACTGTGAAAGAGAATCTAATACCATATCAACAGGTGCTTTACCTAATCTAGCAGCCGATGCTGAAGTGGCAGTTGGTTCCCATTTCAAATTATTAAATCGAGAACTACTAATTGTGGTAATTTGATATTTATAGATAACCTTCTTATCGTTTTCTTCAGCGTCAACAAAAATGGTTGTATCTTGCGTACTCAATTTAACTTCTTTACCTGGTTTTAATGACAGGTCAATTTTTAATCTACTAACTTCAAAAGTATAATCTTTATTTAAATATTCTAGTCCATCATCGACATTAATTTCTTCATATCGTGCTTGTTTACCAGAAATTTTCTTTAATGATACTCCAACCAGGATTCTTTTCTTAAAAAGTGTTCTAAGTAAAACATTTAATTCTTGCAGGCTGGACAAGTTTCCAGCCTTCATTACTTTTTTGATATCTGAAATAACTTTATTTTCATTCTTGACACACCAAATATCCGCTGGATCCCATGCATCTTTTTTAGAAATGCCAAATTCAGTTTTAACCAAATCGGTGATGTATTGCATAAAACCGTGTTCTCTAGTGAATTCTGTAAATCCTGGATTTGCAAATTCTTCTAACATTTTCTTCTGTTGTAAATAAAAGGTCTGTAACCAGTCCTTATCAACAGAGGGGTATATACCTTTTGGACCACCCAACTCATTATATTTGGGATCATCCACAATATCTTGCCAGCTGGTATAGAATACATTGTCTTTTAATGCTCTTCTAAAAATCCAAGCAGAACCCAACTCTTGTTGGCGAGTTAGTTCGGCTGAGGATAATCCTGATGTGGCCATTTTATACCTTAAAAAAACTATTTATCTAATAATTTGAATGTCTTTTCCTGACGTCCAAACTTCTAATTCAGACCTTAATCGGCCTTCTGTTTTTAATGTTTCATAACGATTGGTGGCTTTATTCTTCCACCACTTAATAATATTTTCCAATTCAAACTTCTCATAATTTGGACCTGGAATCAAGGTATCAGTTTTACAATTAATATAATCAATATAGTTATTATACCCATAATCGGATGTGTAATAACGTTTTTGTTCTGTCAACTTTTTAGCGTTCTCAATCGTTGTATCAAAAGCAGCCAATTCAGAGGTGCCTTTCAAAGCAGCCCTTGTCAAAGAAATAATTTTCATTGAAATCTTTAGTTTACGACTTGAGATATCATCATCAACAATTTTACCAACTTTTGATTCAACAAACGCAACCAAATTGGAATAAGGTTTACCATGCATCATTGGTAGAAAATCGGATTCAGTTAAACCTTGATATCTCAGAAATGGTTTCATGCCATCATATTGTGATACTTGTTTTGTTGAACCATACAAACTGGTAGTTTCAAATAGACACAAATTCATACCATATTTCTTATTGGCAATTTCTCTAACTGTGTGACTGGTACAAATGGCAGCCAGAAGTTTGCCACCTAAGTAATTAAAACCAAAAGGTTGAGATGGTACAATTACAAATCCCATCAAGCAAGCATCATTAAACCGTTTAGCCCATTCAGGTTGCTGTGTAAACACTTGTCCAAGCAGTTTGTTTCTTGGTTGACAGTTGATGACTGGTGATCCTAATCGAATGAAACCTACGAACTTTCCTGAGTTTTTCTCTTTAACTGCCAGGCGAATTTGTTTGCCAACCGGTTGAATGTTAATATGTGAACTGGTAATAGAAAGTAATGTTTCCCACGTTTCTGATGGTATCTCCATAACTTCCAAATCCATGTCGTTTGGATGCATGGAGAAATCAGAAAACAAATCTTCTTCAGGTGGAAATAATGATGATGGTATTTCAGCAAGAGAATTTAACTTTTGGTCTTTCATGTATTGGTCAATACGATCAAAACTACCAAAGTAATCTTGAAATACTTTGGTGCAATGTACCGCATCTTCTTTAGATAACATCATACTTTAAAACCTTCAAATTTCTTTTCATGTTTAATTTTATTATTGGCGCCAATACCTTGATGTCCAGCATCAGCAATACCTTGTTGTGCAGATTGTTCTACATCATAAAGTTTCATCTTTGATCTATCAACACCAACAGTAAATCGTTTGTAATATGATGGGTCATTATATCTGTTCTTTAATTGTTTTACCATGATTTGTCCCATGGCTTCCAAATCTTCAGATGAAATTAACGCAAACATTAAGTCGGCGGTTGCAGGCAACCCGAAACTCTCACTCGTATCCTCCAATCCTGGATCAGACGATGTGAATCCGCTTCTGGTAGTTTGAGTAGCAGATACAATAGGAACATTACATTCAACCGCAAGACCCCTAAGTTCTTCTGCGATGGACTTAACATAGGTGTAAGAGTTAATATTCGCACCAGCCTTGATACGAGAAGAACAGCAGATATTAAGATAATCCACGAAAATAATGTCAGGCACGAAAGACCTTTTGAGATTAAGTTCATTTAATAAAGTCCTAAAATGAGTTACGGAAGCAGAAGCAGTTGGGTATTCTTTAATGATAAGTTTACCAGTACACTTCTCACGAACTCTGGCAACTTTCTTATCATACATGTCTTTTGGTAAGTCAATCAAATCATCAAGTGTTACATTCAATAAGTTTGCATCTATTCTTTCTGCAATCTTTTCTTCAGCCATTTCCAAGGTGATGTAGAGGACATTTTTTCCTTGAACCATAGCACCAGCTGCAACGTGACACATAAACAAAGATTTACCCACGCCAGTACCAGCAAGAGCAATATTAAGAGTTTTTGCTGGGAGTCCACCTTTTGTAATTTTGTTGAAACATTCCAAATCAAACGGGATTCGTTCTTCTTTCCTGTGATAGAATTCAAATCGTTCATCGGAGTTTTCTAAGTAGTCGTGGCCGACCGTTGTATCAAATGAAACGGCCAAGGCGTCCGATAATATAGAGGGAATCGCACCTTTGTCGTGACTTTTGTCCTTACCATCGAGAATTGAAATAGCCCGTAATACACCATTGTAAATCGCCTTCTCTTGGCAAAATTTTTCCGTCTTGTCAATAAGCCATTGAATCTCGGTTTCTGTTTGGCGATTAGCCTCAATTTCCGAGATATAATTTTCACACTTCTTAACTTCGTCATCTGTAAGAGTGTTCTTCTCTTTGATGGCAATACTAAGTGCCTCAGGCGTTGGTGTAGAATTGTAAGTTTCCGTGAATGATGTAATTTCATCAAATAATGTTTTCTCGGTTCTGTCCGAAAAATATTCTGATTTTATAAAGGGTAATACTTTTCTTAAATAGTCCTCGTTATAGACGAGGTTCTTCAATATCGCTTGTTCCAGTTTCATCAATTATTTCCTGCTCAATGTTAGATGACATAATCTCAACAAGTAAGTCACCGATATAGTTCTTAAACTTGCCATCTTTTTCCAACTTTTTTGGTTTATCAACTTTGGATTCTATCACATCATAACCAAAAAGTAAATACATTAGTTCATCTTTTTCTTCAAACTTTACCTTACCATATTTAAAAGTGGTATCTTTATATGGTCCATCTAATAGTTTGATGTGAACGGCAGTTTCATCGTCTTTAGGGTAAATAAAACAAAAATCAATACCTTCAATCATTTTCAACTCCGTTCATTGTCTCCACATTAAATGCTTCACTAACATTACCTTGCATAATGGCACTTGAAGCAATTTGGTATTTGTTTTTAACATACTCTTGGAATTTTTTACCTTTGAGAATTGGTAACCAAAATTCAGAAGTGTCGGTATCTTTAATACGGAATTTCTTTTCTTCTATCTCACCAGATGCCGAGTCCACCCTTGAGTACCAACCATTAGATGGTTTAATAACAAATCCACCATCGAGAGCAATATCAAGTAAGCCACTCCACTTACTAATACCACCATCAAAAGATACAGAAACAGGAATTTTAGATTTTTCTTTAACATATCTGGATTTCTCTACATTGATAATGAAGTTATAACCTACAACTTCAGTTCCTTCTTTTTCTTGTTGGCGACCAAGAATAAAAATGTTATCGGCTGAATAATATGAACCTGTGCCACCACCAACGATATCTTTAGGGAACATTCCAATCTCTTTGTAAGTATGATTAACTACAATCATTGGAATATCTTTCATTGTCAGATGTGGGGTTACCATTCTGAATAATGATTTAACTTGTTTTGCACGGGACATATCTGCAACAGATTTACCTTCAAGTGCATCATCAACTTCTTTCTTAGATGCCAAGTTACCAATCGAATCAATGATGATAATTAACTTATCATCACGGTCTAAACTGGTTAACTGTTGCATGATATCGAACTTTAATTGTTCTATGTCAGTAAGTGGTGTATGAAGAACACGATTAGTATCAATACCAAAGGAGTCAAAGTATGATTGCGGAGTACCAAACTCCGAATCGTAGAATAGAAGCGCAGCATCGGGATATTTGTCCAAGTAAGATTTGGCCATCAATAAAGAAAACGCTGTCTTAAAATGTTTGGATGGACCTGCCCACATTGTAAGACCTGGTGTTAAACCACCATCAAGGCGACCAGAAAGTGCCACATTAATAATTGGAATAGCAGTAGGTATCATATCTTTATCCGTAAAAAATTTTGATTTGGATAAGATTGCTGATTCTTTAATACTACTATTCTTTTTAATTTTATCTAAAATACTCATATTCATCCTTTAAAAGTCACCACCATCTAATTTTTGTTTCTTTTCTTCTTTTTCTTTGAAAGCAAACTCTTCATCATAATCATACTTAGGCTCCAACTTCTTAACTGTTTCTGTGTCATGGTGTTCTTCATAAACTCCTGATTCTAGGTGAACGGTTAAAGGTGGTATACTTTCACCTGAAGCTTCGTCAATAATAATTTGTTCTTGTTTTGGTTCTACATTCTCCTCCAATGAGGTAATGTTTTCTTTGGGTATTTCAACCCTATCTTTATCCAATTTTTTGGAAATTTCTTTGGCTTTATCAAAAAATTCTTCTGGAGTTTTAACTGTATCCGTAAATACCGGTATGTCACTAGGAGTTAAACCTGTAATCTCACCATCTTCAACAATAGGTCTACCACTTCGTTTCGTCATTGACATATTTGCTGCTATCAATAATAACACAGCTAACGGGTCAAATACAACCATAATTAACATGATTACCAGTCTTACTGCTTTATCTAATCCAGTTTCATCTTCTACTCCATAAATCATATCACCAACATACTTGATAGGTCCAACTTCTGCGGTAAGTTTATTGGACTCTTTGAGTAGTGGTAACTTTTTCTTATTGATTTCGGTAAGTTCTTTTTGGGTATCTTGAATTTGTCTATCAAGTTTATTACTTGCCGTTGATGGATCCTTGGCACGAGCCAACAAATAATCCAATCTTTCTTTGGTAATCTTTTCTTGTTGTACCAAAGTTTTAACTTCTAATGTATTGGCACCAGCATCCATTGTAGAATCAATATGTGCCTTAGATAAGAAACCAAAGATACCCATGGAGGTAATAATCATTAGAATGACAACAGCAAATGTCAAATATGATTTTAATAAAAGTGGGCAGGTTTTCCAATTACGATATAACCATGATGTAGTAACTAATTTGCTTAGTTCTAAAACCGAGCCCATAAAAACGATTGGCCAAAATGCACCAGTAAAGATTGCAGCCAAACCAATAACGGAATAATAGGCTGCAATACCTGATAGTAATAATGCGGATAGTAGTGTTAAAAATATCATGAGAAGAAATCCTCTAGTGAACTAACTTTTTCTGTTGTCCATCCCATACAAGTCAGAATAACTTTAATAGGTTCGACAAAACTCTTTTCGAATTGTGTGTCATAATCAATATATTGTTGCATATCGAACTCTTTGGGAAAACGAGAAGGGAATGAAATTACAGTATCTTTGAATGGATTAGGCATTTTTAAATAAGTAAATTTAACTTTCTCACCCTCTTGGATTAGAGGATACTTCTTAGTCAAATTCATCTTTTTTAAATTGTGATTGTAAATGATTGCACCTTTCACATGGATAGGTGTTCCTTTTTTATATAAGGACAAAGAGTCCGAATAGTTATTTAGACCATTAAGTCCTCTAGGAAAAGAAATATCTTCTACCGGTAACTGTTTAAATTCTTCTTTAAATTTGGCAATAAATTCATGAACATCATCTTGTGTGCCATTAACAATCAAACGGATGGCGGCCCACATTTTATCACGAATTGCGGATGGTGTTGAGGACTTAATAACCTCTAGACCCATCACTTTCATTTGTGGTTCATTGTATTGAACACCCTCATTGTTATACACATTTAAGATGTATCGTTTCTTGGCAGTCCAGATACCTTTGTTCGACAAACCTTCTCGTTTCATCTGCATCTTTTGTTCGTATGCATGGACATATTCAGCCAATTCATTGTATGATTTATCAATATATGGTTGAAGCTTTTCTTCACAGATTTTATCCATGAGAGAAATTACTTTTTGTTTATCTGATGTGTCCTTAATAAATTTATTAACCAACTCTCCCATTCGTAGGTAAATTGAATCAGTATCAGAAGCAATAACATAGTCAACATCTTTGGTCTCCAAAATTTTATTCATCCAAGCATTAATCTTGGCTTCGATCCAACGAATACTTAATTGTCCAGCAGTAGTAACACCAAGGGCCATTCGTAAATCATAAAAACGGAAATATTGGCTACCAAGAGCACCATAAGCAGAATTAAGGGAAACCTTCTTCGCCAGTTGAATGTTGTTGTATTTGGCAATTCGCTTTTCAATTTCGTATAATTTATTGGGGTCTTTTTCATTTTCATATTCCTGTTTCGCTTGTAACATCATCTTTTTGAATTTGGAACGGTCAGTATACATTTCTTCCATCATCTTAGGTAAAAAACCTTGAATGTCGGTTCGAAAGAATTGTCCGTTTGGTGTCAGCGTTGCATTAGACAAATTCGAGGTGATGGCCTTCTTATCTAATAACTTATCAACAGAAACTCCTTGAGAGAGCATCTCACGCATTTCTGGTGTGTAATTCTCTGGCTCAATTAAAGTTTCTGGACTAATATTGTATTGCATCATCAAGTGCGGATACAAAGAGTTCAAGTCGAATGATGCCACCCAATTGTGTAGTCCTATTTGTGGCACTTTAACATAGGCGCCTTCAAACATTCCATCTTTTTGTTTAACTGTACGAGGTGGTACAATTATGTTCTTTTCTAACAAATAAGAATTGGTCAAGGCATCCCACATACGAGTTTGTGCAAAAATATCTTCAAAGTTTGATTTGGTATCATACGCCAAAGTAACACCTAACTCAAGTAACTTCAACTTATCTTCAAGTTTAATAATGAGTTCAACGTCTTTAATATTATACTCAATAAACTTCTGATAGTTTAGACGATACAAGGAGTGTAGATTATCATATTCATCATATGCAATCTTGCCTTCACCCAACTCAACTTGAGCAATGTTATCCAACCGATATGATTCTTGTGACTTGCCACCTGGTGCATACCATTTGTACAGTTCAATGTAGTCCAGAGAAGCAACACCAATCATGTAGTATTCTGTCATCTCTCGACCATTGATGATAGCTTTGCGTTCCGTCAGATAGTTCCATGGAGATAAATTCTTGGTCGCATCTTCTCCAAGAATTTTACGAAAACGATTGACAAGATATGGTATATCAAAAAACTTGGTGTTCCAACCAGTAATAATATCAGGACATTTACCTGTCCACAATGCCATAAATTGTTTACACAAAGAATATTCATTTTTACATTTTACATAGATTTCTTTATCTTGTGTCACATAATCACCACAACCAAACACATAGATGTCGCCATTAATATACTTAATAGCAATAGCGGTAATTGGTTCTTCTGCTTTGTAGGGATCAGGAAATCCATTTTCTGAACCCACCTCAATATCGACTACGGCAATCAGAACTTTGTCTTGGTCATAATCAACCATGCCTTTATGCTGGTCGGCAATAAACGCATATTCAAAACGAGTTTGACCATAAATCTTAGGTGCATTGGCAACACCGTCAAATTGTTTAATAAAATCTCTTGCTTCTTTTGTGGTACCAAAAACTTTTTGGTCGAGATAATCACCCTCAAGTGTGGTGAAGTTTGTAATTTTTTTGGATGGCAAAAACAAAGATGGAGAATACTCAATCTTTTGTTTTACTCTTTGACCATCAAGAATGCCTCGGTAGAGGATGTTACTACCAAAGCATTGTACATTAGTATAGAATGAACTCAATTTAACCTGTAATTAGTTGTTTTTGTGGTGGAACAATAATACCAGCACCAAAGATTGACTTATAATTTGTAATGAAATCTTCTGCTGGAGTATAGGAGTATACTATATTTTTCTTTGCAAGGCAAATGGTGGCATCAGTTTTTTGTTCACCATGAATAGGAAATGGTGAGAATCCAATGTTAGGATTACCATCTTTACCACGAACCACAGCAATACCAACAGGATTAACCAAAACATACTCCGTTTCTGATTGAGATTCAATCTCACCCAAAACATCTTCTCCGGTGACTAATTTAAGTGCAATTACTTCCATATTATTTTCCTTTTTGTATAAATACCAATAACTGATTTGAACACTAGTATACTATTTTTTTATCTTTCCTGTCAATAACTAAACGGTATATTTAAATGTCGGATCCATTCTTAGCTGGTGGCCAAGCGGCCGCCAACTCATTAAAAGGTGCTCAAAACGTTGGTAAACAACTGGGGGCCGTGGTTGGCGACCAACAAGCCGAATTGGAACGAGCCGTCCAACAGCAGCACATCCAAAGATTACAAGCAAAAGCCAAAGAAAAACATCTTGAAAATATGGCAGATTATAGAGCTTTTGAGGCCTATGAAAAAGAAGTTGCTCGATTAAAAGAATTAGAATTACTCAAACAACAGGCTTTAAAGAAATATGGTAGAAATGCTTGGTCTGAAGTTGAAGCCACTAAAGCAAAATTAGAAAGAGAAAGAAAAGAAGAAGAAAAATACATGGACAAAGACCGCCAAAAGATACAACAACTTTTTTGGTGGTGCATGACCGCTTCAGCATTAATAACCTATTTTTTCAAGTTATATAAATGAAGGGGCCGCAACCTTTTATATTTGTGTCCGTATTGATTCTTTGTTTAGTGTTAATGATATTTGAATCTGGAGCATTTTTTAAATAAATTGGAGACGAAAAGCTATGAATAAATTACCTCAATTGATTTTTGCTGTATGTTTAATTGGCGCACTTGTAATAATGGCACTAGAAGTTTTAGCAAAACACCATTAATTATTGGTTTGTTTTTCTTTTAGTTTTTGTTCTTCTTCAATTCGTTTGAATTCGTCATCCAAATTTTTGTCATCTTGTTCTTTTACAGGATCACTCATCTTCCCCTACCAGCTTTGCGTTGAACTGTCATTTTAGGAATGAAGTTTTGTTTTGGTTTTTGTGTTGGAACTTTTTGATTTGGTTTTGGTGATACCGGTGGTTTCTTTTGTTCGGTCATATTATCTCCTTGTTGGTTGCGGAGGAAGGAATCGAACCTACGGCCCCTGGATTATGAGTCCAATGCTCTACCTCTGAGCTACTCCGCTACTGTTTAAAAAATCAAAATTACATGCTCAATGGCAATAACATAATATTCTTTTTCTGTTTCTTTACCTGAAACGGGTACTGCACCATTCCAGTTGACAAGCACCACATCACCAACAGAAACCTCATCTACCTTAGGTCCAACTGATTCAACCAATGCTTTATCTGGACCATCGGAGGTTTTTAGAATAATTCCAGCAGAAGTGGTTTTTTCTCCCGCAATTCTGGAAATAAGAATTTTGTCATTTAATGGCCGTAAATCCATAAACTACCTTTCAAATAATAATGGAGCGGGATGACAGAATCGAACTGACAACGAAAGGTTGGAAACCTTTAGTTTTACCATTAAACTAATCCCGCAAAACTGGAGCGGTGGTCTGCTTTGCTCAGATAATCTAAGAGGGTATCTCAAATCGTGCTATCACACACCGCATATTTAATACTATACATTACTTATACAACAAAGTCAACACATTATGTGGTAAATTTAATATCACCATTCACCCGACCAATGTTTTAATTTGTAACCTGCGTAGAATTCTTTTTTCATTTCTTCCCAATCTGTTGTATTACTATTACCTTTTTTAAAGGTTGTTTCATCATGTTTATATATAACAGTATCGTAAGGCGGATGTTCTTTATATGTTTTAATGAACGGCATCTGTTCCATTGCCTTACGCATCTCGGCAAACATCTCAACACCAGGATCCGTATTCACCATTTCACCAAATAAAACTTTGGTTACGGCATGCATATAAGTTTGAGGACCTAGAAAGAAAACATTTTTATGTCCTGCATATCTTCTTTCCATTATTAATTGAATTGCTTGTGCTTGAATTGGACTACCCGGTGCGGTTAACATAAAGTCGTGTGAAAAATCCCACTCTAAACAAGTAGGTAACACACATTTTATTCCATCTTCAATAATATCAGACAAAGAAACATTACAAAATCGATCTATGTCCATATACAGACCACCTTCATTGTAGAGTTTGAATAATCTCCACAGGTCCGACTTCTCTACTATATGAATGTCTTTAATTAAATTGTAATCTCTTTTATCAAGAACCAACTTTAGGTATTCATCAATATCTTTGTTATCATAAACAATAACATTCCAATCAGGATTCAGGTCAATTAAATTCCTAACTCCATTAAGAATAAGTGGTGATTGATTGTTGACTACATCTTTATCAATCCATGATACATGTGCAATTTTTGGTATATTCATAATATTATATATTTGGTGGGCCAACTTGGAATTGAACCAAGACTCAATCGATTATGAGTCGATTGCTTTACCATTAAGCTATTGGCCCTTTGGTCCGGCCTACAGGAATTGAACCTGTATTGACTGCTTAGAAGGCAGCTGTATTATCCATTATACTAAGGCCAGTTAATCATATTTTATATGTTCTAATCTAGACAGAATGTATCCTATTACATACACTATTAATTAAAATGTCAATAATAGGATACACTTTTTTAGATTTCTCTAAACGCCTCATAGCTTTGTTACTTTTTTTATGGCTCCCCGCTTTACGAAACAATGCCAATTTAACAAGATAGTTTCGTGGTTGGGGAGTATTTTTCTTTTTCATAATACTCTCCTTTAAATTAAAACTTAATTTTTGGTACAACATATATACTTATATGAATCCATATGATATATTAGAAATTTCACCACAAGCTTTTGACGAGGAAATTAAAAAGAAGTTTCGTACACTAGCACAACGATATCATCCAGATAGAGTTGGTGGTAATGAGGAAAAATTTAAACAAGTCAATTTAGCTTATTCTATTTTGAGTGATCCTGTCCGCAGAAAACATTTTGATGAAACTGGACAATATAATGTTAACTCAAATCTCAGAGAAGAAGCTATAAATAATCTTGCTAGATTACTTAGCCACTTTATTAATCAAATTGATCCTGATTTGGAAAATTTAATTGTTTGTATGAAGAATGACATTCATCGAGAGAAAAATACATTATCAACTCAAATTTCAATTTGCATATCCACTATAACTAAATTAGAAAAGTTTTTACGGAAAATTAAAAGAAAGAAAGATGGTGAAAATATTTTAAAGGCTTTTGTTGCCAGCCAAATTAGTTCACAGGAAAATAATATAAAATCGCATAATAGAAATTTGGAAGTATGTGATAAAATGTTAGAAATACTGGAAGATTATCAATACGGTGATGAAGAATTTGAAATGTTAATGAATCAAGCTATTTCCACCCCAGAGGCTCAGGCTCAATAGGTGAATCTGGATTTTGTATACCAAAAAATATTTCCCACAATTTCTCTTTAATTGCAAACTTACTGAATAGGCCTACTTCAGTTCCAAACGCTTCTAACTCCCAAGGTTGTACCCAATAATCAATACTATCAGAATCAACCTTTTTGCCACGCCAACGAGTTAATGTTTCGTTGGTCTCATTATAAGCATATTGCTTAATGTGTGTCATTTCATGTGCCAGAGTTTTTAGTATTTCAGCAGCACCAATTCCCGGATGCAGTTCTATTTCAAACTCTCTAGCTTTACAACTTTCATTATATTCTAAAATTGAGGCGTAACCATAGGCTTCAATCTTTGGATTGAATTTAATCCTTAGATAGATATTTTCTCTTAATTTTGGTGATATAAGTTGTTCAGAATAAAAAATAGCGGCACGTTTAACATATGGTCTAAAGTGCTTTTTATCGGGACAACCAACTATACTTAACTGCATTTTAGGTCTCCTTAATTAATTGACCCAATAATTGCATACCGATGGTTAAACTACTTCCGCTTATTTATGACACACATCAATTTCACCTGGTGAAATAATTATTCTATCTTAGATACCATTATATTACATTTTTCCAAAAAAGTCAAGCCGTCTGTATTCTTATAGGAATCACGATAATATACCGCTTTGACACCTGCGGTATACATCTGTTTGGCACAGTCTATGCAAGGTGCATGGGTCAGGAACATTGTGGAACCATCTCCAGACTCATTGCCTCTAGCCAACTTAGCGATGGCATTGGCTTCTGCATGAATGACCTCAGGTTTGGTTTTGGTCATTGTGGTATCGTCAGATAACTGAATATGGTCCTCACAGTTATTGTCCCATCCACTTGGCATTCCATTATAACCAATACTGATAATTCGGTCATCTTTTACCACAATGGCGCCCACTTGCAATCGTTTGGCAGAAGATAATTCTGAAAATCTTTGTGCCACATCCATGTATGCTTGAATAAACTTATTTTTCATTGGCCAACTTACCATTCACCATTATCAAACCACAATCGAATGGTAATGGGTAATAATTCAATTAATAAGGCATCTTGTTCCCATGCTTCATTAGTTTTTAAATATTTAAAACTAATTCTCCAATGAAACGGATTCAATTTCAAAGTAATATTACAACCAGAATACATCAACCAATCGATCATTATAGTCCTAACACATTTTTAATGAATTTATCTTTTAACATATCAGGAATATTTAAGTACGGTTCTTCTAACAAAAATGGACAAGGATCACCCCATCTATTTTTTAGAATAAATGATTTGAATGTATCTATATCTTTTTTGTTTTTTGGATTGAAAATTCTTTTTTCGTTTGTTAACAACTGGTGTTGGTTTAAAAAACTCATTTCACATACTCCATAATATCTTTTTTCATATAATGTACTACTTGATTTTTGTTGTTGTTTGGTTCTGATTTTACTACAGGAATAAACTCGACACCATCAATAGTTTCAATAGGCCAATTCGAGTATGTATAAAAGATATCAGTACCATTAATGGCACGAACCTTTTTGATAATAGGTTTGGTTTTGTTCCAATTTTTCATGATATAATTATAACTCAAAAGTGGGGGTCAGTCAAGACCCCCTAGATTATTTACCGTTTGGATAATTTAATTGTTCCCATTCCTCATCGGTTACAGGCCACCAATTACTCATTTGATGGTAATCTTTTTGATGGCGTCTTGAGTTTGCACCAAAGATTCCAACCAAACTCGTAACATACCATTTACCATATCAGCATCTTTGATTTCAATCTTGTCTGCTAATGTAAATGTACGTTCAAATCCTCGGTTAGCGATACCTTTAAAGAAGTATGTTTCATCTTCTTTCAATTCATCTTCTTTTGCAAGGCCTTTGACAACCAATTTGTTGCCATCCAAAGTAACTTCAATATCAGATTTTGCAAAACCAGCTACTGCCAATTCAATGACATATTTGTTTTTGTTAACCTGTTTGATGTTATATGGAGGATAGGTAACCTTTTTAGCCATTTCTTTAGTCATATCACCAAGGTCAACAAAGAATTTGTCGTAACCTACTGTGAATGGATCCAAAGAACTACGAATGGTTTCTAATTGTGGAAATAATGTATTTAAAGTTGTGTTCATGCTTAGTTTCTCCTTGTATTAAGCGAGTTCAAAAATGTAGACCCCAAAGGCATCTACATCCATATTTATAACACAAAACAACTAAATTGTCAATAAACCCCTGGTTTTTTACCAATATTATATTTGGGCACTAATTCCCAATCGTCTTTCTCTTTATGGGAAAGAATCTTGATTTGCGACAAAAAGATAGGAGGAGGGTTTTCTACCTTGGTCTTATCAACAATACCTACCAAACCCCAATCTGCCAAAAGTTTTGCAATGGCATTTCTGCGGGATAAGTCGTTTTCGGTAATGTCAGTTGGTTTACCATCCAATGCAAAAAGTTCTTTGAAATGGACGATATAATATTTGCCTTGCTTATGTAAAATATGGCAAGACTGGTACAGTATTCTGTCTTTTTTGGAAGCTACACCGATTCGTGTTAACGTTTCACGAACCTTTAGGAAATCATCTTTCTCGCCCAATGTAACTTCAACTAAATCTATAATTGAAATCATTACTTGTTCACTCCGCCTTTTGCTGTTTTTATTCTTATTTCAGCGATTTGTTCATCATTTAGGATACGCAAAGCTTCCTTGGCTTTTTCATTAGAATAGCCAAAATATTGCTTCACACATTCTATATCTTTGTCGACCTCTGATTTCTGCCACGGTTGAAATTTCCGTTTCATTGGTCTTATTGTATTTAGAAGATATGAATATTGCATATCTGAGTCGATTCCTGTATGGATATTCATCTCATTTACATAGAGAACACAGTCCATATGGTACGACAAAGCACGATTTACAACAAAGGGTTTGTAATCTTTGTAATCATAGGCGTCTTGAAAGACAGATTTTTTGGTTTGGAGTATAGAAGGAATTACTTCTTTGAACAGATCCGGCATTATTTGAACTCACAATCCACCATGATTTCTGTTAAACATGCCACCATATTAATCTCATGGTCAGCCACGAAAGCGGCTTGATACTGATACTTAGCCAAGATTAAAACCAATTGTGGTACTGATTGTGGTTTTAATACTTCATACAAAGTATCATAGAGTTTACGGTAGATTTTAACTGGATCGTTATCTAGGTTGTTAGTAACCCATTTACGAGTGGATGCAAAGTCTTTTTCTTTTAACGCAGAAACCAAAGTGCCAAGTTGTATGTCAGCAACATTGCTAAGAATACCTTTATCAATGGTACCAGAAACCGAATATCGTTGAAGTTCATTGAGAACCCTACGATTGTCTGGAAAATGTTTTGTAATGACTGCTGCGACAACTTCTTTATCGTATGTAATGCCTTCTTGTTCAAGGATCCATTCACAACGTTTGAAGAAAGCTGCAGCCATTTTGGCTTTAGAACCGTTAATTTTAAAATCCACCACCGAGCAACGAGAGTGTATCGGATCAATAATACGGTTTTTGAAATTGCAAGTAAAGATGAATGAACAGTTTGAGGAGAACTCCTCGATTGCTCCACGAAGTGCTGGCTGTGTTGAATTAGGATTAAGATAATCGGCCTCATCAATGATAACAACCTTGCGGCCACCTGCAAGAGATACTGAAGAAGCGTAGTTCTTAATTTTATTACGAAGGACATCAATGCCAGACTCGTCAGAACCATTGATGACAATATAATCGCAACCAACCTCATTGCATAGTGCTTTAGCAATTGTTGTTTTTCCAACACCTGCCGTACCAGATAAAAGAAGATTTGGTATTTCTTTTCTGTTAACGTACTCCTGAAAAGTGGTCTTGATTGCATCAGGTAAAATACATTCTTCAATAGTTTTTGGCCGATACTTCTCGACCCATAATAAATGTTCCATCACAAACTCCCATAATATATAAACTTCTTATTTTACTTCTGTAATGCCTTCAAATAATGCTTCGAACTCTTTGAATTCGGCAACCTCTGTTTGTAGAGATTGATTATAATAAACTTTAGCCATACGCTTAATGATTTTTTTAGGAACTTTTAAAGAATCATATGTTGCATTTACAATATCTTTAATTTGATTGTTCTGTACTTCAACCACACTCATCGCATGGTTAATTTCCTCAACAGCCCCTTTAAGGGCTTTGAGTTGTGTATCATTAAATGTTCCAAATAATGTTTGAACTGTTGGCATTATTTCATTTCTCCATTGATGCGGCCTACGGCTTCAAGATAACTTTCTTTGATTGCCAAGTTACCATTCAACATATTTAAAATAGTTTTTTCTACGCCTTCTTCTTCAACGGTGAAGATGCAAACCAATTGATTAAGATTAACTGCAATAGAGTTGTTTGTGCTTGAGTCTGTAAAGTGAATTAACATTTATTCTCCAATCTTTGTTTCTTTAGCTTCAAAAGCAATCCAGTATTGAATATCATCTTTAGTATTTTGGAAATGACCAATACCCTTGAATGAAATCTTAACATCATAGGTACCAGGAATTAATTTGATATTCTCTGATTTGAATACGATTGTATATTTTTTACCATTACCTTCACCAACCTGTACTGAGTTTGTGTGTGCGGAGTTATCAGCTGCATCAAAGGTAATAATTTCAACAGTTTCACCATCAGAACGAATACCAATATGTGGAGAAGAAAGTACATTCGCCGTTTTCATAATCCATTCGTAATCTTCTTGTGTGAGTTTAAATTCACAATCCACAGAAGGTAATGTAATATCTTTTTCTGGTGGCGTAACAATCATTTCTTTGGCGGTCATACGATACTTGACCTTAGAACGACCAGATTTAAAGATGACATTAGAATCATCAAAATCCAATTCGGCTGAATCTTTGAATAAAGAATTTACTGATAAGAATTGATTCAGATCATATACACAAAAGTCTTGTGGAAAACTATCTTTAAGTTCTGCTTGAGCAAGAACAGTTTTACCTGCTGATACTGTGGTAAGTTTTGTTCCTTGTTTGAATTGAATGCCTTGGTTGATTGCCGAGAAATTCTTTAAGACTGTTAGTGTTTCATTTGATAACTTCATTTGTTTCTCCATTATGTAAAAATTTACGACTTAGAATACATTATATCATGTTCGTAGAGGAACATCAAGCAGCACATAGCGTGTGCCAAGTGATGTATACCAGATTCGGGATCAAATTTCTCCCCTTGTTTCCATGCCCAAACATGGCGTTGTAGTGCATCGAAGTATCTTCTTTTGGCATCTGGTACTTTTTGCCAATTATCTCTTTCATACTTCTGAGCACCAAAAGTTAGAACCTTAACAACCTCTTCTAGAGCTAAAGGCGGCAATAAGCCATATTCTAATTTGCCACCATCAAATTTACGACCTTCTTCTTTTGGTGCCATTGCTGCATCTTCATATCCAGGATGATAAGGTGCTTCATTAACCAAATTATTCATATTTAATGTAATCGTATCTATTCCAGCAGACACAGAAATCGATTCATGTGACATTACATTTCTCCGACAAAATTAGCAACAGCAGGCATATCTCCTTGGAAGTGATAAGTGCCAATGTGTGTTGTTCTCATCCAAGGACACAACCAAATTTTTCCATCAATCTTACGCCACATCTGACAGAACATATAATCTTCTGAAAGATAACGGTCAGAACCACCACCAGTAATTGAATTTTTGGTGTCGATGACGGTATCAAAGAAAGCATGAATGTATCGTGAACCATCAAAGTTGGCTTGACCTACATGGTCTGGTTTATAGCGAATGGACGGATAAGCTGCTTCCATTTTAGTAAACACATCACGTTTAATCATCATGAATCCAGTTCCAATTTCCATCACTTCTAATGGTTCAGTTACATTAAACTGTGCAGTACCTTTAACTGGATTAAAAACATAATCGCCTGTAACTTTTTCAAGTAATTGTGGGTCAATTTCGGGATTTTTTGTAACTGCTGTCTTAACAGATTTCCACTTAATTGCTTTCTTAGGATACGGACCACCAATAACATCTTTATCAAGTGCCAACATAGCAATCACATCTTGTGGATTAAAGTGTACATCCGAATCAATAAACAACATATGTGTGCAATCCGAACGATGAATAAACTCATCTACGAGATAATTTCTTGCTCGTGTAATTAATGATTCATTAAACAAAAACGAGAACTTTACAGAAATACCATATTGAATACATGCTGACTGTAAATCCAGGCAGGCTTTCATATAAAGGCCGTGATTTTGACCACCATACATAGGTGTTGCCACGAACAAACTCTTTGTTTGTAAATCTTCTTTTTTAATTGATATTTCCATTTGTTCTCCAATGTTTAAAATAAAAAAGAGGAGATTGGCTCAAAGCCAACTCCTCTTAGTCTGTGTCTACCGATTAGGCAGTGAAAGAATAACCGGCACTTAGTGCAGCCTTAACCATTGCTTTAGTAGGTGTACCTAGGCGATAGAAAGTAATCTTACGACCATTTTCCAAAGTTTTGGAATTTGTGTAGATGCAGTTACCTTCTTTACGAAGTTCATCGATACGAGCCGCAACATTGCTGATACCAAAACGTGTTTGTGCTTGGGCTGTAGTGAATGTGTTGTAACCATCTTGTTTCTTCAAAGTGGCCAACATCTTTTGTTTAGCAGATAAATTCTTGCTCATTATATAATACTCCATAGTAAAGTTAAAAATCTTGCCTTAGCAAGTTCACACAGTATATCATTATATATGTGTCTGTGTCAAGTATGTGTGTGGTATACTTGTTTATCTGCCAACTTGTGGCAGATATTTTGCCTTGGTATCTTCCCAAGACAGATAAATTAGGTCATCATAAAAAAGTGTTTCATATGAAACATTATTCTTTTTTTGTAATTGCCTAATTCGTCCCTTAGCATACTTGGTTTTCCAAATATTGGCAAGGGTTTCTTCACTGGTATCAAACGACTTTACCAGTTCGGAATTGGTAATCTCTTTACGGAGAAATTCATTGGTATTATTATAGAGTGGACTAAAATAGATACCACGTTGATGTTCGGTACGAATCAATTCTTTTGGTATTTGTAACTTAGAATAAGCAAAGTTTAAAGAACGATTCTTGTGGTCACGCTTAAGTGGAAGACCCTGTGTATTCTTGGCTTCCCACCATTCAAAATATTTACGAGTATGGTTCTCTTTAATCCAATCGAATACTAATTTTTTGGTTGCTCTGGATGGTTCGAAAGCCACCGAGCCAGAAGAAAAGCCCATAGGATTCCAATGCTCAAGGCCATCATACTGCGAAAGCCCTCCTGCTTTTGTTTTTCCGTATAGTGACGTTGTAGTAACGCCAACAAGAGTGTCTCCATATTGCCTTTTCCAATCTGCTTGAACTGTATCGGATAGACACATCAATGCCAATAATTTACCACCCATGTAATTGAAACCAAGTGGTTGCAACGGAACAATTGTAGAACCGATTGCGGTGTGATTAATCATGTGTTGTTGTGTCTTAACATCTCTCGACCATCCGATTGCATTATCTCTCGGAGTCAAGTCCAGGAAGTCTGAGGAGATACAGATGACACCAAGATATTTACCAGTAACTTCATCGGTAAGAATGTAAAATAGATTACGGCCAATATTACTGTTATTCTTCATTGTAGAAGAAAAGGTACGAACGGCATTCCAAGTTTCTGCATCAGGTCCGTTTGATAGAACCATCTTAGGTTTTAAATTTTGAAAGTCATCCGGATCTTTAGGTACCCAAAAGTTATTTTTAACTTCTTTAATAAGTTTTTCATGTTCCTCATTTACCATTTTTTGAGGTTCACCTAACATCAAAGATAGTGCATTATCTTCATGAATAGGATATCTTTCTTTTACTTCACACCACTTTTGATATAAAGTATATTCACGAACATCCATTTGAGAAGCATATGTTAAGTCCTTGATGAGGACTTCTTTCATCATTTCAACATCAATATGTTGAAATTTTTCAACAGGATTATTTTCCTGCCATTCTTTCCATTGTTTATCTACAAACTCAATTGGTGTTGCCATTATCTTAATCGCAATTTCTTTAAAATTTTATTTCGTTTAGTCATACCGGATTGTAATGCCATCGGTTTTGCATGGCTAGTATACACAATTCCATCCATGTGGTCAAGCTCATGTTGGAAACAACGAGCAGATATACCACTAAATTGTGTTTCTTTCCATTCTCCAGTATAATCTTGGTAAGTTACCGCAACTTCTTCTGGTCTGGTAATTCTTAATCCTAAGAAAGGAAAAGAAAGGCAACCTTCCATCATATGAACTTCTTTTTTTGATTTTAATACGATGCTTGGATTAAAATAAGCCAAATATCCTTCTTCTGAACCCATCACAAACACACGATATGGCAAACCACATTGATTGGCTGATAATCCAATACCATGATTTGCTTTACAGGTTTCTGCAAGGTCTGAAGCTAACTTTTCAGGATCAACAGGAGGATTTTTAAAATCAAATTCTGGCAATACTTGTTTCAGAATTGCATGATCTTCTGCAACCAAATTTAATAATTTTGGTTGTTCTTTTTTAAATTCAACTTTGGATGCTTCCGATGTATCTAATTTAAAAACTTCACTCATTTATTTTCTCCTGTAATTCATCAAAAACTCCCATGGATAACTCAAAGCCAAGTATTGCTTCTTCAACCAACTCTGTGGTTAATTTAGCATCTAAGGCCTTTATTAATGCCGGTCTATCTTCAAACTGATAAGCTAGTCCAGAACCAGGTACTCGTTTTGCAATAATTTTTCCACCATATAAATCACCCATATGACGAACATAGATGTGTGCCATTAAAAGATGTTTTCTTTCAGGATCATAAAAAAGTTCTTCTATTCGTTTACGATATTTTTGAGTGCTTTCATATTTTTTGGTTGGATAACCAGAATGTAATTCAGCCAAGTCTTGTAAAATATAATTAGACCTTTTTAAATCTGGCAAATCTTGAATAAGACCAGCCAATTCAGCATAATACTCTAAAATAGCATAGATTGGAAACATCTGTTGTAGATACATTACATAATGTTCTTCTGTAATTGTTCCACCAAGAAGATATTGAACAAAAGGTTTTGCTTCTGCTTCTCTATGTTTTGCATTAGTGAATTCTCTTAATACACTCATTTGGCCACCTTATCTAAATAATTTTTAAATTTATCTTTATATAATTCATATACACCTAAACTTATTTCTCTATCTGACTGAAATTATTAACCTTTTTAAATTTGATTACAGACCTAAACTTATCAAACAGTTGGTCGCCTTTGTGTGAGATAACAAAAACATTGGTATCTGTTCCCATCTCATGAATCAACTTTAAAAACTCTTCCGTACCTACAGTATCTAAACTTGAATCAAATACTTCATCTAAAATTAATAGATTAGTGTTGGTACTATTCTTCAACTTTGCAATCTGTCGCCATGTAAACAATAGAGCCAAGTCAATACGCATCTTTTCACCTTCAGAGAAGTTGGCATAACTGAACTCATCACGGTGTCGAGATTTAATTGTTTCTTCAAAATTCTCATTGATATTAAAATTTACAAAAAAGTCCATTGCAGACAAATACTTATTAATTAACTTATTCATAATAGGTAAATACTGTCGAATAATCTTTGTTTTAATACCAGTATCCTTCAGTAAAGAACCGGCAAATTCATAATATTGTTTCTCGGTTGCCAGTTGTTCCATCTCGGTACTGAGTGCGGATAATTGCTCTCGCAACTCTTTTAACTTCTCATTATCTTCTTCTGATGTGTCTTTGTGTGTTTGTAGTTCTTCTATTTCTCTTTGTAGTTTTGTAACAAATTTGTTAATAGCTGATATAGTTGAGTTGTGCTTAACGACCTCATTATTGTGTGCCGTAATGTGTCTAAGCACATTTTGAATTTCTTCGAATCTTGTGCTTGTTGCAGTAATTTGAGTAGCGATATCTGATAAGGCTGTAGAGACCTCGCTTTTGGTGGTAGTGAGAGTAGATACTTGGCCAGTTCTAAACTCCTCTCCAATTCCTTGTTTACAGGTTGGACAATCATCATGTTCTTCATAGAATGTTACCTCTTTATCAATCTTCTTAATACGAGATTCTAGTTTGGCTTCCAACTGCAATAACTTGGAACTTTTCTTTTGTACCGACACTTGGTCAGAAACTTTACTTTGTAATACCGCAATGTGTTTACCAATTAATTCAATGTCCCTTTCAAGCGTAAAGATTTGGTCTACTGAATCGGTTACTTCTTTTTGTTTTTTAGTAATCTCCACATCAGAACGAGTTTTATGTTCTTCAATACTTTGTTTTTGAAAGTTAATACGTTCATTGGCTAATTCAACTTCATACTTGGTTTTTGTAGTAAGGTCTTTAATCTCAGACATTTTTTCTTTGACTAATCCATTCATAGATGAGAAGATACCAATGTCTAGTAAATCCTCAATGATTGCTCTACGGTCTGCAGGAGATAACTGCATGAATGGAACAAACGATGCCGAACCTAAGATAACCACTTGAGTAAACGATTTGTAGTTTAATTTAAGAATAAACTTCTCTAGGAACTCTTGATAGTCTTTTGCCTTAGCGTCTTGGTCAAGTAACTTATCACCAAGGTATACTTCAAATGTATTTGGTTTGATACCACGAATTACTTTGTATTCTTTTTTACCAATGGCAAATTCAATCTCAACAACTGCGGATTGTTGATTGATGGAGTTTAATAATTGTGGTTTGTTGATTTTACGAAATGGTTTACCAAAGAGACCAAAACACAAAGCATCTAAAATGGTAGATTTACCTGCACCATTATGGCCAACGATAAGTGTATTTGGTGACCTCTGAAAATCAATTTCAGTAAACGAATTGCCGGTTGAAAGAAAATTCTTCCAACGGACTTTTTGAAATATAATCATATTAATTTATTGTTGCAATATCATCCGCAATATTCATATATCCATTACAAACAATATTCCATTTTGTTGCACCATACTCTACGGTTTCTTCATCAAAACAAGGAACATTAATTTTTACATGTTTAACAAGATATTCTACTCCGTCCTCAAAAACTCTCCACACAAATCCTGATCCGTTGTGTTGTTGGTTAAATCTTATGTGGTATTTTTTCATGCTTGTTCCAAATTTAAGGCCTCAACATACAGCTCTTTTAATACTGTTTTGAGTTTATCATTATTAATATGTTCTTCTTGAATACCATCTACAAATTTATTAATAATTGTGATAGTATCTTCAGCTTCATTAATCATATCATCTTCTAAGCCTTCTGTCAAGTCAGCCATGTCTTCCGCAATGGTAATATCAATCGGGTTAATGTTGTATAAGTTGTTCATAAACTTATCAAACAAATAAGGATTGGTTTTATTTAATACCACAACTTTAACATAGGTGCCGGTAAACTTATTCAAATCTTTATTGGTAATTTCGGTAATACTTTCCTCTTTATCATCATAAATGACACGATGAAACATTACATTAGGATTAACAATAAAATCAAGCTGATGAGTATCGAGGTCAAACAAATGAAAACCCCTTGGATCATTATAATCTTGCCAGGTGAGTTCGTATGGATTTCCAAGATAAGTGATGTTATCACCAGAAGAACGGTGATGGTAATGGCCGCTGAATACACAATCGAAACGTCTAAAAAGTTCACGGTTTAATCCTTCTAAAGATGGCATACCACGATGCATGGCAAAGCCGGCAATTTCAAAGTGTCCCATACAAACATTAGCCGTAGTGTTTGATAAGACTTCCATAGATTGTTCATAATTTTCTGGACAAATCCAAGGCATCATGCAAATTTTATTGTCATATACATCAATCGTGATTGGTTTGTCAATCACATTAATATTATTGTATTCTTTAAGTAACAGGTCTATCGAATTAACTTCATTAGTATTTTTAAAATAAGTATCATGATTACCTGCCAACATATAAACTTTAATGTTTCGTTTGGCCAACTCATCAAAGAACATCTCTTTAGTGCGCTTTAAAGAATAAAAATTTACATACTTTCGGCGGTCAAAGGTGTCACCAAGTATGAGAACAGTATCAATGCCATTACTGTCAATAGTAGGAAAAAATGTATCTTTATAGAACTTTTCATAATAATCTAAAAAGTTTGGTGAATCATTACGAGCGCCAAAATGTTGGTCAGTTATAATTGCTATTTTCATTTTCTCTCAATATCTTTTTCTTCACACACTTTACCATATTGAATCTCTATAATTTTTAAAAGTTCATTTGAATTGTTTTGCAATTGATGCCAGACACCAACTGGTATCTGTACATTACTGTGTTTGTAATATGTGTTTTTTGAATTTGAACTTAATCTTTTTTCAATGACTGTTGCTTCTCCTTCAACAACATGCCAATGTTCATTTCTATATTCATGTTTTTGCATTGTTAATGATTGATTAGGATTTACAACCAATTCTTTAACTTTGGTATTTGGTGTTTCATATAAAACACGATAAAATCCCCAAGGTCTTTCCGTTTTAGGAGATTTCCATTCGTCCAATAAATTTGAAGAAGAGTTTGTTTTAGTTTGACCACCAACACCAAAAACAAATTCAACATTATCAACAGACATTTCTGGTGTGTTATCTTTGGTTCTATCTCCACCATTTGCAAATACAATATCATAACCTGGCCATGTCTGTTTTACTGCGTGTAATAGATTAATTGCGGTATCATCAATATCGTCAAAATTAACAACATAATCAACAGACTTAATTGCCTTTATTATTTTTGATCTTTCATACCAATCCATAAAGAACTTGCCTTTTTTACGAATCAACCATTCGTTACTGTTAATACCAACAACAAGAATATCGCCAAGGTTTTTGGCTTCATTCAAATAAGCAATATGACCAGAATGTAACGGATCAAATCCGCCAGACACAACAACCACCTTTTTAGTTGCGGTTTGGTTTTCGTACATTGATATCTCCATAATATTTAATTTCTAACACACTATCAATTGGTTGTAGGTTGGCAAATATTGTTGCTTCATGTAGTGTTTCAAAAGATTTAAATCTTAACGCTCCACCACTTAAATAATAACTTACTTTATACATTATATCACTCGTCTAAGAATTTTTCAATACCTTTAGGCTTCTTTACCGCTTTCTTTGCCTCTCTAGCATCTTCATAGTTTCCAATAAATTCAGCAATGTTATCATAGAGTTCAAATTGTTTTGTGGTACCATCTTCAAACTCCATTAATTCCATTTCATCAAGTATGCCCATTTGTTCTGTAGCTTTATACTTAACATACAATTGTTTCTTCTCTTTTTGGATCCTGCGAAGAAATGCATAGTAAATAATTTGTGTAAAGTATGCAAAAGGGTTCTTGGATTTAGTTTCATCAAAATTATCAAAGTACATTAAACAATTTTCAATACCATCCGAAATCATTTCATCACGATAGGTATAGTTAATAAAGTTTGGTTTATGTGACAATCCTTCGGCAATCTTCATGAAGCATTCTCCAATGTAATTTGGAATAGCAGGAGGTGAAGATTTGTTCTTGCTGGCCTCTTTGCATTTAAGTTTGTAGTCCACCAAAGCCTGTAAAAAGTCTGCGTTATTAATATAGTGTTTTTGTTTAGTTGCCATGATTACCACATAATGTTATTGACATTCGCTTGACAAGAGTGTAAAGTCGAGTATGTCCTGGTTTGAAAGTATTAATGTAATGTATTACCATCTTGATGAAATTCATCTAATGCATCCATAATGTTGTTCACTTCTTCATCTGTCATATCATCCACAAGGTCTCTTGCAGTTAATAATTCACGAATTTTTTCCACAGTATTCACATAGTATTCAGCAAATGAATCTGCGGGGTCTACCATAAAGAGAATGTCTTTGTTCTCTAAAATAATTTCATTTTTTTTAACCAGTTGCAACGGCAACAAATGTTTCATAATTAAACCTGGTTGTTGTGTTCTATAATCTAAATCTACTGTCATAGGTTCAACGACATCATAACTACCGTTATCTTTGTCTGTAACAAACCCAATTATATCTTCACCATTCTGTAATCTGACTAATTTAATATTGTCCATCTTTAAGTCCTATTTTATACATTTTGAATGGGAACCTTTCCTCATTATATATCTTAGTTCTTTCTACAAAGTGTTTTAAAGTATAGTTCATGTGTTTGCCAACCCTAAGGTCGTCAGAAATATCATATAATATGGCTATTTCTTTTCCTTCACTCTGTCGTAAACCTCGTCCAATACTTTGCAGAGTTCGAATGCTCGATTTTGTTGGCATTGCAAATATAATGTTATGCAAATTCCTAATATTAATACCAGTACTAAAAGTGCCAAAACTAGCAACAACAATTGCATCTTGTTCTATCTCCATAATTCTTCTTATTTCTTCTCTGTCGGAAGCATCAACACCGCCATGCACAAAGAATACTTTTCTATCGCCAATGTTCTTGGTGTCCTTAATCATATCATACAGTATTTTGCCATGTTTGTCAACCATTTGGTAAAGCACCAAAGTATTTTTACCTAAGCTAATTGCAAGATTCTTAACAAATTTATTTCTTGCTTCATTAGAAATAAGATAGTCAATTTCTTCTGCATAAGTTTTATCTTTTAATAGTTTAGAGGCCTCTTCAGAGTGTTTTAATACAAGGCATTTAATTTCAAAGTTTGATACCTCACCTTTATCAATTAATTCTTTGGTTGTTATTACTTTTCTAACTGGCCCAAACAAACCTTCTAATACCAGTTTGTGAGTTTTGGTACCATCTAAGGTGCCAGTAAGGCCAATGCGGTACTTGGCATTAACACAGTTGGTTAAAATAGTAGTAAGTGATTGTGCTTTAAAGTTATGAGCTTCATCACCAATCACATAATCAAACTGTTCAAAATATTCTTTTGGCATTTTATACAATGACTGCCAAGTGGATATTGTCAACGGTTTATCTGTGTCTTTTTCTTTGCCTTGATAGATACGATGAAGATATTCTTCCATATTGTCATTGTTATAGTCTGAAAAATCTGAATATAACTGTTCAACCAAAGAAGTCGTTGGAACAATTATAAGTCCTTTAAGTTTTTGATACTTAAACAACTGTTGAAATATTAAATAAATGATAAGGGACTTACCTGATGCCGTTGGCGACAACAACAAAGCTCGCTTCTTTTGCATGGCATGAACATATGCGGCCAACTGGTGTTCCCTTACTTCAATAGGTTCACCTCTGGCGTGAATGTTTAATTCTTTAATAAATTTTTCTGCATGATATACACTACAATCGTCCTCAACATCAACACCATCTAAAAACTCAAAAGTGTAACCTCTTGTTTCTGCAAACTGTTCAATGTAATTTAACAAACCTTGATATAATAATGAACTCTGTAAATTGAACAATCTAATTTTGCCATCCCACACCCTATTTCGAAACGCAGGAACAAACTGGTAACCAGGAACATAGAATGTAAAAAATTCTGACAGTTCTCTGG